GTTTTGCACTTATCTGCCCATGCCTTAAATGCGTTATAGTCAAGGCGCATATGGGGCTGTCCGAATACAATATATTCACCGCCAATTTTACGGCAGATATGGATTAAATCATATGCAGCCCATGCCGGATTATCCGCTGGTTGAGCTTCGTACTTATTGATGTACGGATTGAATACATACACCTCTGAGCGCTCTTGAATCCATGTCACTTTTGGATCGGTGCCGCTTAGCTGGGATGTAGCCAAAGCCTTAATTCCAATGAGGGCTTTCCCCGGATGCACAAAATCATCATAAATAATTTGGGTTAGCTGCACCCAGTAGACCTTATTGACATGGCGCAAGCTTTTCCCATCTTTCGCACTGCAGCGCATGCGGATTTCATAACGCGCCTTTTCGAGGTTGTCAAAGCGAAATACGCGATAAAACGCATTATTTGTCGCCTCTTCAATTCGTCCTGCGTAATCAGCTGTATTTGTCACGCTATTATCTGACTTAATAAAGTTCCATGCTTCACGACGCTTAATATGACCGGCCATGCCCTTTTGATTTGCTAAAGGTAATGCCTGCCAGGACTCATCACCCACCTTACGAATTTCTGCTTTCAACGTGACAGACGTACGGTCAGCGCCGCCGCTATCATTTGAATAATATAATCCGTTTGGGAATCCAACAGTTAACTCTATCGCGTCACACGCATCGCCTTGTACCTGTTGCGTATTCCATGATTCAGTCAATTCATAGTTTAGGGATTGATCCGCAAAGTTATCATTGAAATTTGGGATAACTGTTTGGTCATTTGTGCCCTTTCTGATATCCACCTGCACATCCTTATAATTACTGATTGGGTTAGCGTTAATACGAATATCTTCTATATTTGATAATTCGCCCTCACCCGCACAGTATAAAAGGTTAAGGTATTGCTTTTCGCCATCACTAATTACATGGCGGGATAATAATAACCCAGCGCTTTTCATTCGGCCATACGTCACGGCTAAAGGGTAGCCCTGCCCAGTAACAGTTTCGGTACCTCCCCAGCCATATGTATTTGACTGTTCGGAATTCGAACGGTCAACCTTAGGAGCAGTTAACTTTGAGATAATAGCATTACCTATCATCCCTACTGCCATAGCGATGACTGACCGCCAAATCAAGCTTTGGATACCAAAGATAGCACCCGAAGCAATACCACCGGTAAATACAGCCATCCCTATTGATAGAAGAACACCAAAGAATTTACCCTCAACGCGGGGCATTACTACAATGTAGTCTTCATCGTTCACAACTGTATCAGGCGCTGCTTCATGTCCATTTACTGAGTACGCCCATTCACCAGGCGCACTGAAGTAATAGCTGATAGACTTGCCCTGTTTAAATGGCAAATATTTTGTATCCCGTTGCTCTGGCTTGAACGGATTATTTACAATGATTACATTAACCATCTGCTACTCCTTCCTTTCATAAATGTGCTTCAATCGAGGCACGTACTTTGATATGTGCTCAATACAGGTGCCGCTGTGTTCAGTAGCGTGTATAAATTTACCTTCACCAAGATAAACCCCTACATGATCGAGATTTTTACCATATAGCGCAAATACCAAAACACTCCCTGGCATTGGCTCACGAACCTCGCGCCATTCATCCATTTGGATTTGGGTATATTCGGGCAGTGATATTCCACTACGCCGATATACCTCAACAACTACATCCCAGCATTTCATTTCCGAGAATGGGGTGCCTATGATATCAGTCAAGTCACTTATTGGATGCATACAGTCCTCCTTGCGGGATAGTAGGTTCTCCGCCAAATCGTGTACTGTTCCCCAATTCACGACATCGCGCTAGGGTTTTATTGCATTGATTTTCGTGACCCTTATATCCACACTGAACGCCTTTAAACTTAAACGGGCAGAAATCCTTCATCACACGGATTAACGGGAATCGTCGAGTAAAGCTAAAGTCAGTCCCCAACGTAAACTCCATCCATTCAGCATTCGCATGGGTTCCCGTAATTACGAAATGCTCCTCTTGCTCGCACACATCAGGTATGTTCGTATTCACTACACGAATGATGACATTGGCTCCAGTGAATCCATTATTAGACTCTGCCATGCGCTGAATTGTACGAGTCACGTTAGACACAGACAGCTTGATATTAGGTAAATCCGTCGCATTCTCTGTAACATCTTGAATGGTAAATGGAAATGCAATATAGGTATTGCCTTGAAATTGGATATTCTCCGTATTGTATACCAGTCGAATCGTATCCCCTTTATAGGATATTTCTAACAGCATTAACCACACACCTGTGGCCGATATTTGGTTTTTCTCTAAAATCGATGCCGTTGAGAGTGGTAACATGTTATACCTCCTGTAATTTCACGGTTCCCATCCACACTCCATAGTCATTCGCCGCAAAGTCTAACTGATCAGCAAATCGCACTTTTAGCGTTTCCCGTGTTTCTGGATGTACCCAGTCGAATACACCCGAACAGTTGACGTCATCATAGAACGACCGAAGTTTATAGTAATCAGCTGTTGGCAACTTGTACCCTACAGAATATGTCCGCCTGGTCTTTGTCGTCTTTTTCCTGGTGATTAGCGTCATATTTTCAACTTGACCTTTATACGTAATATCTGGAGTAGTCTCCTGAATTGGGTATATCGGCCATCGAATATCTGGAAATACTGCCATATAGTTATACTGCGGATGCCTTGATGGCGTCACGCATACCTCCTTTGTTTGATTCCATAGCACGAACTACTACATCAATAACATAATTTTCACCATCAAACCGAGAGTTCTGTTGCTTACTTTCAAGTTCTTGGCCAGACTGATTAACGATATTAACAACTACATTATTACTTGCAGCTCCGCCACCTACTAAACGGCGGGTTTCGCTTGCTGTGTAAATTCGATGTGATCCAGAGGACTGCAACAGCTCAGGCCCGTTTTCACCAACCAGCATAAGCCCTGGATTCGTTTTTCCTCCAGCAGCGAATCGATTTCCCGTAAATGCAGAACTAAACGAACTACCACTGGCAAAGGACGATGTCCCTTTTGCAGCACCTAGTGAGCCAATACCACTTACTGCACCACCAAATAATCCTTGCAACTTAGGCATGATGTATTGTTGGAACGTTAACTGAATCATCATCTTAATAATGGCATTTGTCATATCCTTGAATATGTCCTTAATACCTTTACTAAAGGACTTCGTCCCTGTTGCCATAGCCTCAAGATTATTTGTCCATGCGGAATTAATAGAGTTCATCGTACTATCAAAAGTAGACTTCGCTAAATCAGCATAATTGGTAGTCTCTTGCTTATATTGTCGTGCGGCTTCTTGTAGGCTCGTTTTCAGACTGCGACCTGCGAGTTCCCATAGTTTTTGTTGCGACTCTAATAGGTTCTTTTCAATCTGCAGTCTTTGCGTAGCCGTTAACTGGGCCTCATTGACTTCACTCCGTGCATAGTCAATATAGGTCTTTAACTCTTCAGCAAGTAAAGCATCTGCATCACTGCGAGACAATCGGCCAAGAGTAACCATATTGGTTAAGTGGTCAATATTTTCACTTGTTTGCGTGTAGGCTAACTCTCTGATTTTCTGCTCAGTATCAGACGCCACTTTTAAGCGCTCTGCTTGAGCTTTCTTTTCAGCGAGTTCCTTATCGCCTACTGCCTTTATATGATCACGGACGCTGTCATCGATTTGTGCCTTTTGTGCTTCAGCTTCCGCTTTGAGTAATTGCAATCGGTCGCCGGTGCGTTCAAGATCGAGTTTTTTAATATCCTCGTTCATCTTACGAACACGGATAGCCTGATTTCGTTGTGCTTCAGCTAATCGCTTTTGATACAACTCCTCATTCTTAGCTCTAACTTGAGCGGTTAGATTTGACTCAGCGAGCTTCTTAGCATTCTCTGCACTACCTGCTGAATCAGCAGTAGCACTCGAAGCACCTCCTGCTAATAAGCTGGTATCAACATACCCTGTAATAGCGCCAAAATCACTTGATACGCTCGGTTTGCTAACTACACCAGTACTGGAATTAGCACCAGTATATCCGCCGTTTCCGTCACTAATTACAATATGGTTATCACCAAGTACAACCACACCATCTCCGGCTTTAGGAACATATCCATCGCCCTCATCATGCCAAGCACCAGCGGCTCTTGCTGCGTCCATGATAGATGGGACATATCGAGGTACATCCTTGCCGAATGCTTGTAGTACAGAGTCAGAGAATAGCTTGCCGCAATCCGTTGCCCAGGTACCATCTGCTCCTAACTCGTATGCCTTACCGAGTTGCTCATTAGCTGCATCCAGTACGCTTACGGCTTCACCAGTAACGCCTCCGCTCAATCCTGAGACAGAACGGATAATATCGCGGATGTTCTTATTGTTAGCCTCATATTGGTTCTTAGCAGTTAGCTTATCGATTTCGTATTGACTGCCGTCAATTTGTAGGCTTTGTAAAGTAAGTGACCGATACAAATCGGCCATGCGTTCCACTGCACTCGTCAACTTTTCAGCCGCTTGTTGGGCTTTCTTTGCAGCCTGTTCTTGGGCTTTGGCTGCTTTTGCTGCTTCCTCATTTGCCTTATTAATAGCCTCGGTATTGGTTAGGCCTCCACCGTTAGCAAGGTCCTCTTTTGCTTTTGCGAGTTCATCATCGAGTTTCGCTTTTGCAGCATCCGCCTCTTCTTTTTGCTTCAAAGCCGCATCGATTCTAGCGCCTTCTTCTTTTGTAGCTAAGCGGTCATTTTTTACAAGCCCCAGCCACGCACTATCCTCAATCCAATATCGAGTATCGTGTGATTCCCTAAACTTGTCAGACAGGCCAGTTGTTGAGTTCGTATTCTTATGAATACGTTTGCCATCAACATCTACTCCCATGTAAGAGCCAGATGTTTTTTCATTGTAGCGAAAATCGAGTAATGCTTTCCCAGCAAGTCCAATTACCGTAGCTAATGTTACCCAAGGACCTGCAGCGGCAAGTGTGGCCAATCGCATAAATCCGAGTGCGCTAGTTAGCGACCTCATGACTATGATTACTGCCCCAGCTTCTGCACCGAATTTAACAATTCCGCCGATAGCTTCCTTTTGCTCAGCGGTCATTGACTCGAATTCTTTAGCGACGTCTAATACGCCTTTCGCATAGTCATTAAACACAGGAACTAACTCATGGCCGATGGATACCGCAAGCCTCTTACCTGTATTCTCTAAATCCTTTAATTCCCGATTTAGCTTCGCAGATTTGGCTGCGGTATCATCGTCGATGATAAGCCCCATTGCCTTGGCACGTTCAGCCACCTTGTCCATCTGTTCAGCGGACATGTTAAGCATGGCGTGCATTTGGTAACCAGTACGGCCGAATAACTCCATTTCGACACGAGTCTTTTCAGCCCCGTCCTTCATGCCTCTTAGACGTTCCTGTATCATCTTGAACACTTCAACGGTATTCTTACCTTGAATCTGTTCAAGCGTATAGCCTAATTTACTAAATATATCAGTGCCGAGTTTCCCCTCTGCCCGAGCGACTTCCATTTTCTCTTTGGCCGCTCCGACATTCTTGGAGAACTTAGCAAATGCACCAGCGCTATCTTCCATAGCAATACCCATGTAATTAGCTACTGCTAATAGTTCACTGGTTTCTTTTGCCGTAGCACCAGTGATACCGGATAATTTCTTAACGGCTACATCCCATTGAATAGCCTCTTTGGCGAGTTTTGCACCGATGCCTACAACACCAACACCGGCACCTATCGCCATGAGGTCATTCTTCATTTTGCCAAGGGCGGATTTGGCGCCTTCGGCACTTGCCGTAATTTTCTTGAGTCCGGCTTCCGTATTCTTATCGGTCAGCTGAACGACAATATCAATTAAATTATTGGCCATTCTTGTGCGCCACCTCCAACTCTTTAGCTTCCAAGATTACAAGCAGATCGATAAGGTGCGGTAGTGGCTCGATGCCGTAAGCCTTCGCCACTTCTAATACCGCTGGCATATCGAATCCTGCAATACCGCCTGAATGCCAACGTCGCTGCATCCGGCTTGCATTGTATACTCGCATTGCTTGTCGCGTTCCGTCTAATTGATGCGGGGAATTAAACTCACACTCCGAGCAGTCAAAATGCTGTTTGGTCTCACGTTGCATCTTGATACAATCAGAGCAATACTTTGGCTTATCGGAGTTAAGCCAAAGTATTGCATCAATTAGTTTTTTTCGATTTCAGCCTTTTTTTCATGAGTAAACCGCATGGTATCAAGCGCAATTTCCATAAGATCATTGTCAGGTGCTGCGTTGATTTCATCTTCAGTCAATCCGTAAATGCGCTGCATAATCCATTGTGCAAGGTCACGAGAACGCAATAAGCGCTCTGTGTCCGGTGCTTCCTCCGGAACTGGAGTATACAATGGGTCTAAACCGGATTTAATTAATTCGCCACGTTCAGCGAATGTTAAGCCTCTTACTTTGATATCTTCAAATGCCATATTGGCACCTCCTAGTATTGTTCTTGATTATTAACTAATGTAATGATGGATGCAGAACGACCAGAATCTGCACGATAGTACGCCTTGAATGGCAATTCAATATTGACGCCACGCGGACCGTCGATGCCCGGAGATTGTCGTTCATATACAAGTTCAGGCAACTTGAATGTAAGCGACCAGTCATCTTGTTCAAGTCGCAATTCCAAGCTAGATTCTGTGCCGTTAACCGCTTTATTCAAGAGGTCCTTATTTTGGAAGAACGCCTTAATCGTCCCTGAAATTGACACAATGCCTGGGTCAATGTATGTTCTAAATCCTTTACCGCCGATGGCGTAAGAATCACCATCCAAGCCAAAGTCAAAGTTGATATCGCAACTTAGAATATTGGCCACAGTAACGCCGCCTTCTTTAATGGTTGCGTTAAGGTTTTGGAATGGTAAGAAATTAACTGCCTTAGCTGCAGCATCGAATGTAGTGGCCGCTAATGTTTCCTTACAGCCCATTACATCCACAGATGCCGTAAGTTCGGAGTCACCGCCAAACTTAAAGCCTAATTTACTAACTCGAACCCCAGCGAATTGCTGGAATACGTTAACATCAGGGTATCCCTGTTCAATAGTTAGCGATGGCATTGTATTACCAATTTTAAACACGTGCTCAGACTTCTTATTTGGCGCCTGGCCAGTTGTATTAGAAGTCGGTTGCCCAAATGCAGCCTTTAACCAGTATCCGATGTCAATAACACCAACAGGCACGGTTAAACTACCGGACGTATCAATGTTGCCACGGAATGGCGCTGCAGGATTACGATCACCACGTATCACAGTGGAGTCATTTAAGTTTTGACTAGCTTTCACGGAGCTAGATATGATTGGCGTGATTACACCGCCAGTGGATGGCGTTGTACCAAAATCCGCCTCAAACGCAATCGCCACATGGGACTGAGAGCCCTGTGCACGTTTTGCTGTTGCCATATGCATTTCCTCCTTTAATATTCAATATTCCCGCCGATTACATGCGGAATTTCTATAGTAGCTGTTAAACGTCCAGTGAATACTGGGCGCCAATTCATTGAGTCTAATTCATAATCAATGCCGATTACCGGAAACGCTGGATTTACCTTACAAATGCATTCGATGATTAACTGTCCTAGGTTATCCGATTCTAGCGCTCCGTCGTATCGAATAATATTCTTAACGCGAGTTGCACCTTTATGGACGATACCCCATACAATCATTAACGAGTATGTGTAGGTATCAGCAAGCCCTTCGTTCTTATTACTCGGTAGTAATATGATGCAAGGGCAATCTTCTTCGAGCGGTGCATCAACATCGTCGTAGCCGACATACAGTTGCGCCGGCTTTCCGTATTTGTCATTGCAAAATTTAGTCAACGCTTCATCATTCGCTAGGGCTTCAGCCCAACGTTCAACGATGCGCGACAGTGGAATTGTCTGTTGCATCAAATCACCTTACCTTGTAATTACGTCGAGACGCGGATTGTGCAGCCGGACCATAAATAGCGTAGTCGCCTATCTTACCCTCGATATAAGGTTTAAGCTTAGGCTGTAACGCTGCTTTCATAGGTCCATAAGTATGACGTGGCTGAATTTTGAACATCGATTTTCCCTTAGGTAGCGGTACACCGGCCGCAAATAACTTCTTACGCATAGGCTCTGTAATCTGCTTGGTGTAACCTTCCTCGATGCGTTCGCCTAACCGTTTAGCCGAATTGGATAACCACCCAACTCGGACGGATTGCTTGCCCTTGTCATATTGATATCCGACTGCATTCGATAGCTTACCTAGAGGACTATATCCGATTGTCCTGGCACTAATACCCATATCAAGTAAGGTATTTCGCGATTTCGAGCCCCAGGCCTCTCGTTCAGCTCGTCCGCCACTTTGGTATGCTTTGCGAAGTTTAGCACCAAATGCTGACTCAAATGCAGCACGTCGCGCCGGCGCCATGAAGTTAGGATATCTACGTCCACCTGGTGCACCCGACCGGATGCCCTGCTTTATTTCTTTTTGCATCATCCATCCTGTTGACTTTAATGCCTTACGCATCCAGTCTGGTTTGGTTTCCGCGATGAAATTCAGATACGGCGTAGCTGTGTCTGTAATCGTAATAGGTTCATTACTCATTACGGTCTCACCGCCCTCACGTTATGCACGATTTCAAGGCAATACATCGTACCGTCAAAGTTAGAAATGTGATCAACGTACCATTTCTCACCATTGATATATACTTCGTCTTTTGATCGTGGTTCAGGAACATCCTTAGCACGCACCCAAATCTGAGCCTTATCAGCTAGTGCTTTATCGACAAATCCGGAACCTTTGCCATCATATTCGCCAATCTCCACGCTAGCTTTGATAACTTGACCTTTGTAGGTAATTCGCTCACCAAATACAGAAAGCAGTGCATTAGGCCTATATCCTAATTTCATAGTGCATTACCTCCTATGGAGTAGGCGGGCATATGCCCGCCTTTACATTACTTTTCTACATTTGGCACAAGAGCGACTTCCAATACTGTAGTACCTGGGCGTTTTTCTGTAAGAGCCACGCCTAATACTGGGTTAGTGTCCGTCTTAGATGCTCGCTTTTGATCTTTGTCGAAATACACAGTATCACCTACTGCAAAAGAATCGGATGTTAATGCCGCTACTTCAAAACAGCCAGTTACCTTAACTGCACCGATTGAATTAGGACCAATGTTTGTAATTGCCACACCGTGCATTTTACCGATAGGAACGATGTCCCCTACTTCAATCATTTCGGTTGTTGTATTTTTAAAATCGACGCGGTCTAGTTCTTGAATGAATTTAGCCATATCTATTTACCTCCTAATCAGTTACTAATTATTTACCAGGATTTTTATACAAACCGCGGAAGTCGAGAGCTGTTGCGTTGCAATCGATTGCTACTTTGTACTCGATGCCGTCAACCTTGAAGCCTGTTTGCGTTTCTAAACGAGGTG